ATTCGGTACGCCTGCTCTAGCAACAGAGCACTCCCATGACGCTTCCGCGAAGGCCGCACGAACGGGGTTGAAGGCAGACCACCTTGCAGCCGCTAAAGCGCACGACAAGGCTTCCAAGGCTCATCGCCTCGCAGGTAACAAGACGATGGTTCAAGGTCACAAGGCAGCGGCGCAGCGTCACCGCAAAATAGCTAGTACTTTAGGTTCTTAACACTATGTCGCCTGGAGCCGGGGATTGGGCAAATCTTTGCCAGCAGATTATTACGTGGCAGCCACTGGTAAGCCGGAATCAATATGGCTTACCAGTGTGGGGCGCTCCGCAAACGTTTCAGGGACGCCGTGTCTTTAAGAATCAACGTGTAGCAGCTTACGAACGGGGTACCAAAGGCCAAGGACCAGAAGTCATCTCTTCTTCTCAGATTTGGATTCTGGCTCCGCTCACGCTCGGTTACGATGATTTGGTATATGTGAGTGGTTTGATAAGTGGAGGGGGGACGCCGGATAGCCCTCCATATCCTCCAATATTGAGTTGGAACCGTTTCCCCGATACCACAGGGAATGACCTATTCACTAAGGTGCTGTTGGGAAGTGCAAACGGATGACAATCCGCCTCAACATCGACGCTCCAGGGGCGATTTCTAAGGTCTGGCCGATTCTGGAGAGTGGAATCGATATGGAAATCATCTCACCTGACGAAGCGGCAGATTTGCTCTTGGAAGCTGTCCTGAACACGATTGCCGTTGTCGAAGCTCCCGTAGAACCCATGAATTTAACGCTACAGGGCGATTTAAGGCGTATGCCAGGGAGCAGGTGAGGGTTTTATACCCCTCCAAGGGACGATGGCCTTAAATCGCCTTAAAAACGTATGGCAACCTTTAACCTCACAATTGGCGGGATTGACAAGCTGAAGGAGAAGCTGGCGAGAAACGCTCCTAAAGCCCGCCAAGCAGTCAAGGCCGAAATCTACCAGTTTTCTGAAGAGGTTATGTCCGACAGCAAAGAGGTTGTCCCAGTAAGAACGGGGAACCTAATGAACACCGGAAAGGTACTACTTCCGACCGAACAGGGAAATACGGTTACCGTGCAAATGGGTTACGGCGACTCTGCTGTTGGATATGCCATCTACGTTCACGAAGCTTTGGAAGGTCCTAACCCTATCGACCCGAATTGGAGTTGGGCTAAAAAAGTTGCACGAGGCGGACAGATTGATTGGACGCGCCCGGGAAGCGGCCCTAAGTACCTCGAACGCCCGTTGAAAGCAAAGCAAGATCAATTGCCAGGACGTGTGGGCGATGCATACCGCAACGCACTGAAGAGTTAATCCTGTTCTTCTAGCAAGGTTGCGTATAGACGAGGGAGAGCATTGGAGTCTGCTAGTTTATCTGCGCGTTTGATTGCCGCAGATATATTTTGATATCGTTTAGTCACTAACACTACACGACCGCTCCCTGTTGTTACAATCACACGATACATATTGAGGTGATGCAGGAACAACTTTTTATTTTCCGGTGTGACTATGTGTATTGTGGAATCTTCAGTTTCTTTGGCCATAGCTAAACTATACGAGGTAACTGTGTGTCCCTGATCTTGGATGACCTGTATGCATATTTGTGCGCTAACGGCTTCGGTCCTAGTACAGCATGGCCGGTGTATGAAGGATTCATTCCGAATGATACAGATCAGGTAGTTGCATTGTTTCAGACTGGTGGCTACCCCGCTGACACGTTAGGGAGAGAGAACGAACGCCTAACGTTTCAGGTTCGCGTTCGGGCAAAGCGATTGTCCTACGCTCAGTGCTATGGGACTTGGTTGACGATTTTCAACCTGCTTCAGGATGCACAGCAGACTAGCGGGTCTCCTCAATTTCTTGTTGGCTGGTATCTTTGCCAAGCCATTCATTATGGTCCACTCATGTTTAATGACGATCTGGGCCGCACGAATATGACCATGAATTTTAGGATCGTAAAGGCCGCTGAGGGAACTACGTGACAGGAACCGTTAAGATCTACTACCCCAAGCGTGGGTTTGGGTTCATCACACCGGACGATATGGAAGCCCTACGTACTGCGGTTTCTACTCTTCCTGTTATTCCGGATTCGGAGGGGAATCCAATTCAATGGCAACCAGGAGACGTCTTTGTTCACGTCAAAGCAGTCAAGCACGGTACTCTCATTCCTGGTGCTCATGCTGAGTTTGGCGTTAGCAAAGACCGCGAGGGCCGTGTCCGTGCGGTGAAGGTAGTAATTGAAAAAGAAAGTGGAGACAACGAATGAACTGGCAAGTTCCGAAAACATGGGAAGGCGAAACCGCTTTTATCATTGCGGGCGGGCCTTCCTTACGCACAATGGTAATAGACAAGCAGGGCGCAAAGAAGCCCGAACTGTTTGATGCTTCCATCCTCCGCAAGCGTGGGCGGGTGATCACGATTAACGATGCCTGGGCACTGGCTCCGTGGGCAGATGTGAATTACTTCTATGATTCCTCATGGTGGAGAATGCAGATCGACAAGAACCCTGGAGCTTGGGATCGCAAGACGGGAATGGTTTATCGCACCTTCCATGATCAGATCTATAAGGGCTTCTGGGTTTCGGGGTCGCAGGACTTTGCAACGCACCCGCAAGTTCATGCTCTCCGTCTGACAGGACAGACGGGACTAGAAACAAAATCCGATGGGCTGAAACACGGTTCCAACAGAGGATATCAGTGTATCAATCTTGCGTATCTGTTTGGAGCCAAGCGAATCGTTCTGTTGGGTTATGATATGCAACCCGCTACGAACGGTCGAACGCACTGGCACTCGGAACCCCGCCAGAGCAATTTTGCACAAGTCTTAAAGCTTTCCATGCTCCCTCACTTTGAGACGTTGGTACAACCTTTGAAAGAAGCGGGAGTGGAAGTGTTAAACGCCAACCCCAATTCTGCACTTCAGTGTTGGCCCAAGGTGACGGTGGAGCAGGTCTTCAACCCACAAATGGAATTACTCGAAAAGGAGAGTTAACAATGGCAGTCACGTCAGCTACGCAAGCGAACATTGGCATTAGACGGAATATCGGAACGTTGGGGTGGCGGAACTTCGAGGGTTACATCACACCTACCCAGGCTTACAACTCCAACCGCTCTCAACTCAATTGGCTGGACGGAAACACCTACAATGTTGGATCAGCGTTACCATTCGATGTCGGTGGTGTCTCCTATTCACCAGCGGCAGTCGATCTGCTGCAACTTTATTGGAACCAAACCTGGATTTCCTCAACCGTATAGTTTGACTAAATGGCTCCGGTTGTAATTTGGATCACCTGTCGGGATTACGAGCGATACCTGAAGCTCTCGCTCAGCTCGGCAATTGCCCAGTCAGTTATCCCAACTCGGATTTATATTGCTCATGATAACTGCGGGAAAGCAAATCCGGTTGGAGCGGCAGCGAACCGAAACAAAGTGTTCGCCTTTGATGTGGGCGTAAAGTACATTATGTTTCTCGACGCGGATGATGTGCTACCAGCAAACTATTTGGAAGAGCTTCTCAAGGTAGCGAACGGTGCTGATTGTGTTGTCACCTGTCCTGCACAATTGATGGGAGACGAGAACCGTTTCGTCCCCGTTCACACTCCTATTACGCTGGATACGCTTTTGGAGGGGAATACGATTCATTGTTCCGCTCTAATCCCTTACGAGAAGTTCAAAGAAGCGGGCGGCTTCGATCCGCTTTTACCTTCCCACGAGGATTGGGACTTGTGGTTGCGGATGTCCCTGCTTGGCGTGGAGTTTCGGAATTGCACTTCAACGCACTTGTTATATCGCCGTCACGAAGGTTCCCGCAGTAGCCAGAACCGCGAGAACTTCTGGAAGATGAAACAGCAATTTCAATCTCAGTATCAGAAAGTGAATTAACGCATATGAAAGATTTGGTCCTAACTCCGCGTGAACGTAATCTTGTAGAAGGCTTTTCCAAGGGCTGGACGAACAAAGAGATAGCGAATCACTTTCACCTTACGGAAGGTACCGTAAAGGCGCATTATTTTCGTATGCGGAACAAGTACGGGCGCACTCTCAATCGAGCCACATTCCCCTTGCTTTTGGCGCGGGAGCACGAACGGAATCAGGCCATCAAGTTGAATATGTGGGTTCTACATTGGAGGGACACTCTGCCTCCTGAAGCTCTACTGAGTATTCGAGAGATTCTTGCTGGTCAAGTGGCACCATTCTTGGGGGAAGTGCAACGCCCCGCTTTGGGGGAGGCTCCACAATGTTTAGCATCGTAATCCCCTCTCGCAAAATTACTAATCTTATTCCTTGCGTTGAGGCAATTCGAGACGCAGGGGAGACAGCACAGATTGTGGTTGTGTGGGATGGCTCCTCAAAAGCGTCATATATAGCTTTCGATTTATTGAATGAAGTAAAATCGGTTGTAGTTCTAAATGGTAAAGCACCCTTTATCTTTGCACGCAATGTCAACATTGGGATTTGCGCGGCGGAAGACAATGATGTGATAGTTTTGAATGACGATGCCTTCTTAAAGACTCCAATGGGCTTTACCAAGCTGGCAGAAACCTCGCAAGAGCATCCTGAGTTTGGAGTCCTGGCTACCGCCTGCACTAGCGTAGGGAACCCCCACCAGCGAGCCGCTTTTGGCTCCGCACTGCGGGAAGACCCTCGAATGGTCTGTTTCGTTGCCGTTTACATTCCCCGTTCTACGATTAACAAAGTGGGATTGCTGGATGAAGACTACACGGGGTATGGTTGCGACGATGATGACTACTGCTATCGTACACGTAAGGCTGGGCTGAAGATTGGGATTTTGGGGTCGGTTATTGTAGACCACCATGATGAGCTTTCTAGTTTTCGTGGTGATCCTAACAACCTGCCGACGATCCGCCCTTGTGTGGAGATCTTCAAACGGAAGCACGGAGCCTATCCGTTATAGTTTCTAGTATGACGAACATCGTAATGGTGACGCGGGATCGCCCCAAGCTCCTCTTTCAAACTCTCAAATCCCTTTTTGGTAGCACAGACTCCTCGCAGTTCAATTTGACAGTTTTTGATGATGGGTCAAACCAAGAGACTCTAGAGTTTATGGGGTTAGCGTTACCTTATCCAAGCCCAAAGTATTTTGAGTATGTTTATCTACCGGAATCCGATCACAACCTGGGGGAACTAAAAACCAAAGCTGTCAAGCACTCAGAAGAGATTGATGGGCGTGGCGATTGGTTATGTTTGATCGACAATGATGTTTACTTCCAACCTGACTGGCTCCCGAAGATGATCGAAGCTGCCACCATCTCATCTCAATATCGTTTTGAATTATGGGGAGGTCAGAACCACCCCTTCCATGGTCATTATCCGTTGGGCTTTACAAAGCTGATGGAGGAAACGGATACCCTCGCTGGAACCCATATGTTCATGTCTTGGGAAACATGGGATGTTGTTACACCATTAAAATCTGCCGGTCCTGGTGTGTGCCAAGGCGAGGATGTGGAGCTTTGCAAAAAGGTTCATGCAGCTAGAGGGCGGATTGGGGTGCTTACGCCTCCAGTCGTGGTCGATTGCGGGATCACGCAAACTAATGGCCAACCGTGCCCTGGCGCAGACATAAAGCGTGCAAACATGATTCCTGGAATCTACTATGAGTAACGTCGTAGTTGTAAGCTCCGCTCATACGGCAGACGAGAGGGCTTACGAGTGCTTCCGAATGTCTTGCCGGGACTTGGAGATCCCGTTACACATTCTGGGAACAGATCTCTCCTTGTCTTACTATAGCAACGACCCTCGCCTATTTAACGAAAGCGTGGGGCGTACTCTTCAGTTTTTGCAGCAGCGAACCGAAGAGTACGTAGTTTCTTCGGATGCTTTCGATGTAATTGCTTCTCGTTGGAGCGAAGTAGAGCTGATTACAGCGATTGAGAAATCTGAAATCGGACTGCTAGTTTCTTGCGAGGCTAATTGCTTTCCGGATGGCTCTTGGAAAGCGGTCTATGATGCGGATGCCCTATGGACAGGAGCAAGTTACTGGCGCTATGCAAACGCAGGGCAAATGTGCGGTCGCCGGGAGAGCATGATTGCGCTCCTCGAAGTTATTCGCGATTATATGCCAAAGGCAACTTGCGGCGGGCAGGCTAACGAAGTCCTCCACCTCCTCTACATGGAGCACTACGGTTTCCGGCTCGACTGGCGTTGTGAGATCTTTCAGTCTATGTACACGAATGCGCAAACGCTTGTCGCACCACATCGGGATTCCGAGGGCAAAGTGTCCGCCTACAATACCAAGTTTTCCACCTATCCAATGTTCCTGCATTTCAACGGAAGAGCACCAGAAATGCCACGTTGGTATCGACATCTTACAGACCGTACTTATCCTCGCAATTCAATGAGACCAGAATACGCATGATAAATCGCATACGCGCTCACAAGCTATTTTCTCTTGTACCTGAATTAGCAGCTTCGGAACGTCTCGTAACAATGAAGATTCCGATCCGGCGTTTACCGCAATATGAAGACTACAGCTTACGGCTCTTGGAGATGATGTCTGTTATTGCGCTAATCCGAATCGTGAACGCAAAGCAAATGTTTGAGTTTGGAACGTTCCTCGGCAACACAACGTTGCACATGGCCTTGAACAGCCCAGCAGACGCCCGCATTGTTACGTTAGACGCCGATGATGAAACGCTGGAACGTATCGGGCTGCTGGAAACTTACAAGTGGAGAAAACAGTTTCCCTTGGAGTTTGAAGGGACTTCTGTGGAACACAAGATCCAACGTTTACGTGGAAACTCCCACACGGTTGACCTCCAAGCCTACAAGGCAGATCTCGTTTTGATTGACGGCGACCACAGCGCTACGGGGGTCATGATTGATACTCGTAATGCCAAAAACATGCTAACAGCGAACGGCTGCATTATTTGGCACGATTACCAGAATCCGCTTTGCGAAGGGAACACCGAGTACCTCAACTATCTTTCGGAAGAGCAAACTGTTTTTTATGTCAATGACACTATGTTGGCTTTTACATTTCAGAACCTAGAACTGGCACAACGGCTGCTCCATGCTTGATCTTACGTTAGCGGTGATTGGGAAGGACATGGATTCCTTCAAACAATTTTGGCTGGACAGACCGCATGAGAATTGTGACCTGAATCTTGTCCCGAATACGGAGAATCGCTCCTCTGCGGAAATCGGAAATTGGTTTCTGGAAAACGCTAAGACAACGGTTGTGGGGGTCGTTCACGCCGATACGTTGTTTGAGGATGGGGCGTTGAGTGACTTCACACAGACCGCGCTCGAAGGTAAAGTGTGCGGTATCGTTGGCCGCGACCCCGGAAAGGGAAACCGCTGGTGCCACAACTTTCAGGAGATTCCAGGGTTGGTCCGCTCATTACTCCCTGGCAAAGTTTCAACGCTCGACAGCAACTCCGTCTTCTTGCGAAAAGATTTGAACCTTCGTTTCGATGAAAAGACATTTGACAACTTTCACTGTTACGTAGAGGATCTCTGCTTGCAAGCGCAGCACCAAGGGATTGAAGTTGTAGTCCCAGTTGCGAATGCTTATCACACGGGCGTTTCCACTCTCGATCCTGCATGGCAGAAGCAATACGGTAAGTATCGCGCTCTGCTTGGAGAGAAGTGGAAAGGCACCAAATTTGAGACAACATGATCTGGGGAATGCTCC